CAATTGCTCGTATGGGATATGGAACGCCTTCAGTTGCCGAAGGTGTTGATTACATTCTTAATCGTTGGACTAATGATTATTGGTTAATGATTACTTTATTTCGCAATCATTGGATACCGCGAAAAGTTGTTGAAATTCCCGCTAAAGATATGGTTAAAGCTTGGCCCCGGCTAAACTGTAAGTTGACGCCTGATCAAATTGCGGATTTTGATCGGACCATCAAACGAACTTTGACACCGAAAAAGATCAAGCGCTCGATTACATGGGCGCGGTTGTTTGGCGGTGCGGGCGCTTTAATGGTGATCAAGGGTCATGAAAATATTCTTGACAAACCTTTGAAGCTGGACGATATAAATCCAGATTCTTACAAGGGTTTAATTGTGTTTGATCGTTGGAGCGGCATAACTCCAATTGGAAATGAACAACAAGATGTTGAATCGCCTTTGACTTTTGGATTGCCTGAATTCTACGGCGTTCATGGTCAGAATGGAAACGAAAAACTTTTTGATATTCATGCTTCGCGCATTCTTCGTTTTACCGGGCCGGATGTTCCAACGCCTGAACATGAAGCCAATCAATATTGGGGGATCAGTGTTCTTGAATTGGTAATGGAAGAAATGCGGAAACGCGATAATGCATCATGGTCAATTCTTCAATTACTGTTTAGAGCGCAGGTTATGACGCAGGTTAACCCGGAATTGGCGCAAATGTTGAGCGGAGCAACATCCGGGGGAGCGGCTTTAACGAAGTTCGCGCAAACATATCAAGCGCAAAACGAATTGCTTTCCAATCAATCGATGTTGATTCTTGGCAAAGAAGGTAAACTTGAATCACATCAATACACATTTGGTGGAATTGCAGATGTACTAGATCGTTTTGAAATTGCGGTTGCTGCTTCTTCAACTCCATCTATTCCATATTCAAAGTTATTCGGAAAGAATTCAAGCGGTTTGGACAATAGCAACGATGCCGATGAACGCAACTATGAAGAAGCGATTGCACAAGCACAAAGCGATGATTTGGAACCACAGTTAATGCAACAACTGTATCCAGTCATTTGTATGAGCGAATTCGGGGACGTTCCGGACGATTTAGATATTACTTGGCCTTCAATTCGTGTGTTAACCGAAGAAGACAAAGTTAAACTTTCCAAAGATGGGACAGAAGCTATTCTTGCTCCGTTCAATGCCGGTGTTACTTCGCAACAATTGACATTGAAAGAATTGAAGCAGCTTGGCGACAAAACAGAAATCATGACAAACGTAACGGATAAAATGATTGATGAAGCGGACGATAAACCGCAAGCACCAATTGAAGTTGAGCAAGGCGAAGCAAGGGCTGGAACAGCGGAGTTTGAAGAAAAATGAATTCTCCGTTCCATCGGCCAACTCGATTTGAATTGATCTATCAGCGAGAAATTCGCCGGTTGATAGATCAATATTTTATGTTTCCAACAAGTTCAACGTTAGGCGAGCTAAACGCTCGATTGGTGGAATTCGCACAAGCGCGAAATTTTATTCAAGGCTCTGCCCATCGTCTAGCAACGAATATGATTACAATGGTTGCGAATGGGAACAGCCGAAGTTGGCAAGCGGCAGCAACGAAAGCGAGCAAGGGACGGCTTATTTATTCGATGTTGCAGAACGAATTGAAAGGACCGCTTGGCATTCGTTTGCATTCTTTAATTCAGGAAAATATTCAATATATTACAACTTTGCCGGAAGACATTGCGGAACGTTCGGTTCACTTCATACAGCGCGAACAATTGAAGGGAAGGCGCTCTGAAGATATTGTTAAAGACATTCGCCCATTCATGCAACATTTGAAAGAATATCAAGTTCAACGACTTGCAAGAACTGAAGTTGCTAAAGCCGATACCGCAATAACTCGCGTTCGTGCTGAATCAATTGGTTTGAATTGGTACGAATGGCAAACAAGCGAAGACGCTAGGGTTAGAAAATCACATGCAAAGATGAATCATGTTCTAGTTAACTTCGATGATCCCCCGGCCCCCGAACAATTGATTGGACAAAAAAGCGAAGGCCATTACAACGCTGGCAATATTTACAACTGCTTCTTAGGGGATAATGTAGTTAACCTCTCGAATGGATGTAACAAGTTCTGGCGGCGGAATTATACCGGCCCCGTTTATGAAATTTCCCTTTTTGATGGTACTACTGTGAAGGCCACTCCTAATCACCCAATACTTACTCAGAGAGGATGGCTTGCAATTAACGACTTGCAGCAAGGTGATTATCTCGCTCAAACAAAATTGCAAAGATTCAATGTCTCGAATAATCAAAACTACAGGGTTGAGTCCAGCTTTAGCGATATGTTTGAAACGTTGAATCGAAACGTTGGTTCCAAATCTTCCGTGTGTTCCGAATTTGACTTCCACGGCGACGTGTCCGAATACAATGTCGATGTTGTAAACATGAATAGCTTTTTGACGAGTAACCCAAAAGCCAACATCCGCCAAAGCATCGCTAATTTCTTTTTCTCCCGGTCCTATAAGTTTACCGAAATTGCTTTCGATTTGTCCGCTAATCGCTTTAAGCGAAAGTCTGCGAGTTGGATCGGCAATTCGCATAGCATTGTTAGCATTATTGACAATTTGTTTTCGTTGTTCTGTGCTGAGTTTGGACATACGAACGTAGTTAGCTTCGCTTCCACTTCTGATTTTTGTTCTGTTTTTAATCAAAATACTTCTTATTACATTTCGAGATACTTTGAAAAAATTTGCAATGGACAGTTCGCTTTCTCCAACGAGATAACGAGAAACGATTTCGTTTCTGTTCAAACGGCTTTGAGTAGGGGCACTAACGTTTCTGTTGATAACCAAACCGTAAAAAGTAAAAGCCTTTGTGAGAGTTTCGTGCTTGCATGGAACCATCTTGGCAACGGTTCCAATACTCATCCCCTTTTCAATAAGGCTCTTAAAGTAAAGAGCCTTCGAAAATTCTATTTTTCTGGCCATGTATTCGGACTCGATTCTCCGGCAGAATGGTACACCGTAAATGGAATAGTAGCACACAATTGTCGTTGCCCCGCTTTGCCTGTACTTTCATTGAATCTTCTACAATGGCCGCATAAAGTTTATTCACAAGGGCGAATTTCCGTAATGAGCAAAAAACAATTCTTGCTTGTTTCCGGTTTGCCGCTTCAGCTTGTGGCATGATTTTGTAGGTACGGGGGAATTGAAATGAAGAAGCGTTATTGGTTGGCAATTGCGTTTGCTGTTGCTTTAGCAATTGGAGTTGGAGCGCAAAACGGTTTTCTTTCGGGCGCTTACTTCGTCAATCCAACTGTTCTTGGAACCATCCCCGAATGTTCGCAATTCAGCGGCGGACTTTGTGTGTATTCACCTTCCGGGTTGGTTGACAACGGAACAATTCTTACCTACAAAGGTATTCAGATTGCGAGCGCAAGCGGCGCTGTTACTCAAATTACAGCCGGAACGAATGTTTCAATTTCCCCTTCGGGCGGAACTGGAAATGTTACGGTGAACGCCGCAACGCAAGTGTTCAAAGGAAGTTTAACATTTACAGTGGCAACAACCGATGTTGCTACAGTGACTGGGGCAACATCTTCTTCTCATTGCACATTTTCACCAACAAACCTTACGGCGGCGGCTGATATATTGGCGGATTTCATTTCAACCAAAGCAACAAACGCTATAACTATAACTCATTCCGCAACAACTGCGAGCGGCGGAACTTTGGACATTCTTTGCACCGTTAACTAAGGGCGGCAATGTTAGCTTATTACGGCGTTAAACTTTCCGATAATTGGATTGAAACACCCGAAGGCTATGTAGTCTTCAAGAACGCCGTTATTGCTCGCACTGGATTTCAAAAATATAAGTTGAAAGAGATTGATGAAGGGGAACGCCAATCGCAAAAAATTCTTGGTGATCCTGAAGAAGAAGTTGAATTGCTTAGGACGCCAGAAGAAGTTTTCAATCCCCGCACCATTGCAAGCTTCGAAACCAAATCGGTAACGGATGGGCATCCGGATCAACTTCTTAATGTTGATACCGTTCGGGAACACGAAAAAGGGCAAATCGCCAATGTTCGCCGGGGTGCTGAAGCGCTAGAATCGGGTGATTTTCCCTTGCTTGCTGATTTGATCGTGAAGGATAGATTTCTCATCGAAAAAATAAAAGCTGGACTTCGGGAGTTATCTTGTGGATACAATTATCATGTTTTAAGGCAAGGCGATTCGCTCTTGCAAGTTGACATAGTTGGTAATCATGTTGCCATTGTCAACGCTGGCAGAGCGGGGCCGGAAGCTTCAATTCAAGATTCGTTGGAACCTACTTCAACAGGAAACGGAGTGTTCGATATGTCAAAGTTCATTGATGGCCTTTTGGGTAGGACAACGAGAAAAACTCAAATTCAGAGTTGGGCGGCAACGGCGAAGCCTGAAGACGTTGCGATGGCGATGGATGCAATGGCCGAAGAATTGGAAAAGAAGAAGGAAGGGGCCGATGCCCGCGATGAATCCATGCACAAAGCCGGATGCAATAACAACGATTGCAAAGGCTGCAAGGATGAAAAACCCGCCAACGATGCCAAGGCGGTTGATCGCAAGCGTTTTCATGATGCGTTGGATCGCATGTTGGATGGCAAGGAAGAAGAAATGAACGCTCAAGACGCTGATATGGAATCTTTGAAAGCAATGTTCACCGGTGGCGAAGGTGGCAAAGGCGAAGATGAAACCGTTGCGGGCGAGCAAACGGGCGATGAAATGCCGGAAGACGGCGGGATTGAATCCGGCAAAGATGCGATTGAAGCTTTGACCGTTGAACCGGGCGACCGTCCGGAGTCAACTGGAACGGGAACGGATTCAGCGGCGCTCCTGAAGGCAAGGAAAGAAGGCGCGAACGCTGCATTCAAAGCGATGAAGCCATTTATTGCAGCAACCAAAAACAAAACAACAATTGGCGCGTTTGATACCGCCGTTAAAACAGTCAATGGCGGACTGACGGCGGGCGGAACCGCTGGCAAGGGCGGTTATGGAGCAGTTCAAAAGGCGGCGGCTTCAACAGGCAAAGATGCTTTGGATCAGAAAGCCAAAAATGAAGCGGCTTCGAAGAAATTTCAGACTGAAGTTGTGGACGCTTACGCGGCTCGTCGCAATCAACGTAACTAAAAGTTCAATGAAGTAACGCTTCATTCAACAGCAACGCATTTCAATTGAAGGGGAATGATCATGAGCGCTGGCGGCTTCGGTACAGCAATTCCTGTTTTGTCGTTGAACAATGGATTTCCCGGCAACATTTCCCGCGTTGGCGAGCGCGTCATTCATGCAAGGCAGGTATTGCCTTCAACACCGAACGCAATCCTTTTTGGTCAAGGTTGCGTGATCGTTCCCGATTCGACAGGCGGAACGATTCAAAGCATTGCTGATTTCATCGCGGGCGGCGGAATTTTTCTTGCTTCCTTGTTCGCGGGCATTGCGGTTCGCAACGTCAAAACGAATTTGAATTTTTCAACATTGGGCAACGTTGGCAATCAAACGCCGTACTTTGGAAGCTTCGCACCGGGCACCATTGGCGGCTTGCTTGAACGCGGTTCGGTTGATGTTTCAATTGCGAACGGGCAACCCGTTTCCCAAGGGCAGGTTTATACCCGGCTTGCGCTAAACGGCGCAATTCCAGCGGGAACCGTTGGTGACTTTGAGGCAGTTCCAGACGGAAGTATTGTTGGGGCTGCTGGTAGCAATACAGGCAACGGCACGATTACCGGGCTGGCAATTGGTTCGAACGCAACGGCTCAAGTTTACACTGTGACGTTTACAAGTGGAACGGCGTACAAGGTAACGGATGCCAACGGTAACATCATTGGAACCGGAACCATTGTTGCAACTGCAACTCACACTTCCAAGTTCAACAACGGAACAGTTGCGTTCACCCTCACCGAAGGTTCGGTTGTGTTCATTACAAACGATTCTTTCACTGTGACGGTTTCGGCGTTGCTTACCGTTGCTCTACCCGGCGTTGTTTTCACAACCGGGGTGATTGACGGAAACGGCGTTGCGGAAATCACCCTCAAACAGAGAGTTGCCGCCTAAGCATTTCGGCGGTGTTGAAGTTGGATCGAAAGCAAATTTTCGAAAGGTAGGAATTGCAATTATGATCAGGCGAGCGGGGAACGGGAGTGTTGCTTTTGATTCAGCTTCATCGGGTTCATTTGCCTTTCTGAACGCACAACTCGAATTGATGTTGCCGGATTTGGTCAAACCGCTTTCAAGTATGACCCATCCCCGCGACATTACTGTGAAATTTGGCGGGGGTTTTCCGGACTATTTGACCGCCTATGCTTCGGACTTCGGAACAACGGGCGGCAATCA